CAAGCCGATGGGCACTCGTACTAAGTGGCCGACAAACGGGACAGTTACAAAGACTCGCACAGGTTCGATAAGAATCAGGACAACGGGTGGTTCAATGAAGCCTAAGACTGGTACGATTGAGCTTGTGACCACTGGTAACACTAACGGTTGGGGATCATAATGTCAGTAGTCTCGTTCAACAACTATGAGGTATCACCACGTTTCGACGGCACCAAGTGGACTAAGGCTAGAATCAACGAGTCTGCTGCTAATACAGGGCCGTGGACTGTCATAGATACAGTAGACATTGATCCTGGGCCTGATCCTGCACACCCGCTTGATGTCTCGTTCACGACTGATAATGCTACGCTCACTGAGGGTTGGTATCTCGTTGAGTTTATGGATGCTGCGAATAACGTACTGGAGACTGATCCCGTACTTAACGCAACTCCTGAGTCATACGAGATACTTGCTGAACTCAATGACATCAACGCACACCTTGACGGTACGGTAGTTGAAGCAGACGCACAGAATACTGCGCTAATTCAGGTCAGTGTAAACAGGATAGTCAAAGCCTACTTGTCGCGTGTCGTGGATTATGCAACAATGGCGACGTGGACTACTCCTGAGACTACGCCTGACACTGTACGTGAGGCTGCATCATTCCTGATAGCGTCTCAGCTTTACTACGATCAAACCGCGAAAAGTAGCACAGTCATAGAACCTACCCACTATGCACAGTGGCTATACGATCATGGGATAGCACTACTCACTGGAATTGTTGAAGGCACCATCGAGTTGCCTGACACGGTGCCTGTAACGCCTTTGGAGTCTCTCACGGCTCTTGATTACTTCCCGGTTGATGCCACAGATCGTGCATTCACGATGGGACAGAAGTTCTAGCATGATCTTTGAAATATCAGAGGAAGGTGCGTTTCACGTAGCTGCGCTGCTTGATATAGGTGCCAAGCAGAGCCGTGATACGATGGTAGTCATGGAGAAAATCGTAGCTGACATGATGAGAGCGGAACGAGCTACGTTCTATGCTCAGGGTCGTCGTGGTGGAGGATCGTGGAAACCACTAAAGCCAGACACCATTAGAAAGAAGGGTGTTGGCTATCAGAACATACTCAGAACTGATTTGGCTAATCCTGGGTATTCCAAAATCGAAGGATCAAATAGCGTAGATACGCTGTTTAGATCACTCACCAGACCTGGGGCACAGTATCAAATCCTCAACGTTACCAACACTAGCATCAGGTTCGGTACTGACAGACCATACGCAGGAGCGCATCAACACGGTAGTTGGTTGAGATTCATTCCTGCTAGACCTTTCATGACTTTCCTACCATCAGATCAGGAGCGATGGAGTCGTATGATTTCTGAACATCTAATGGCTCCGTTCATAGCTGATGAGGGTAAGAGTGGTGCTAAGTGACTAGTACCATAAGCGATGTGTTCGGGAGAATGCTGTCTGCCTCACAAATTGAGGAAGCTGTAGTTGCATCTATGAGAAAGTGGTATCCCACGTATCTGAAAGAACAGGAAGCGCAGATGGGATTGCCAAAATCGACGTTCCCCATACCTGAGAACTACAGCGATAGAAACAAGTTTGACATGGAAGCTCCAGAATCGTTGCCTAAGATAGTAGTCATAGCTCCTGGCACAGTTGGTGCTCCGAGAAAGAACGGGAACGGTACATATAGTGCCGTGTGGAGACTCGGTATCGGTATAGCTATAGGTGCTGAGACTGAGGTAGAAGCGAATAGATTAGTGAAAGCTTTTGGTGCTGCTGCTCGCGGGCTGATGATGCAAAGCTCAGAACTTGGAGCTTTGGGTGCAAAAGACATAATCTGGACAGACGAGCTGTATGAGGATCTTCCGATACCTAACGCTGTTCAGCTAGTCAAGGCCGCAAGTCTCTACTTCAACATAGACTTCTATGATGTCGTAACTCGCGGTCAAGGCCCGGTTGTACCGGATCAGCCTCCGTACACAGTTGGTGAGTTTGAGACAGCAGACGTCGTACTCAACAAGGTTCCGATTACAGGTTAGAGAGGAGGTTACAAGTGGCAGACCAAGAGTATTACTTTGCAGGCGATCATGCGGATACACTTATTCAGGGCGATAAGTGTATTCCCATAGGTTCAGGTGATACGTTCACGTTGTCTCAGGAGGATCTGAACAACGGAGAAAACTCGCATATGTTTGAAGGCGAGTTTCCAGCTATTGCTGTAGTTCCCGAGCCTCAGCCTGAGGTTGCTGTTGAGGACGATACAACAACTACTCCCCCGAAAGGAGGTAAGAAATAGTGACGAACAGACCTGGCACTGATGTATTCCTGCTTGACACTCCGGGTACAATTTCTATTCCGACTAGTTCGGGTACTTGGTTTGTGGCAGGATTGTCTGATAGAGGCCCAGTAACTCCACAGCTTGTTCTGAGTCTCAATCAGTTCGTGCAGAAGTTCGGTACTCGTCAGTCGTACAGTGTTCTGTACGATTGCATCGAGGAGTTCTTCCGCGAGGGTGGCAACAGAGCATACATCGCAAGGGTTGTCGGCCCTGGTGCTACTAAGGGCTTTGTCAATCTAAACGACAATGCTGCTGCTATCTCACTAGTCGCAACTGCCAATGGCCCTGGTGCTTGGTCAGGCACATATAACGTAGCCGTCTATGCTGTAACAGGCGGTTTCGGTATTCAGGTGCTTGATCCCACTTTGGCAGTTGTTGAAGATTCTGGCCCACTTGTGGATCAGAATGCTGCTGTAGCGTGGTCTGCATACAGCAACTACATCACCATCACTAAGGGTGCATCTGCGAATAACCCGCAGGCTACTTCTGCAACTGGTCTAACGATGTCTGCTGGTAACGACGATAGAAACAACATCACCGATACTCAGTGGAACAACGCACTTCTGACGTTTGGTGATAACCTCGGCCCTGGTCAGCTTTCTGCTCCTGGCCAGACTTCTACAACGAGGCACTCTCAGCTCGTTAGCGCAGCTTACTTGGGTGGTCGCGTTGCTCTACTTGACTTGGTAGACAGCGCAACTGCTGCTACACTGATCGCCAACATACCATCGTACTCTGTAAGCTCACGCTTCTCTGCTGCGTTTGCACCGTGGGTCACAATTCCTGGTGTCACGGTTGGTTCAACTAGGTCTGTGCCTCCTTCGTGTGTGATCGCTGGCATGATTGCCTCTAACGATCCTAACTTCGGTGTAGATGCAGCAGCCGCAGGAAATCAGGGTGTGTCAAACTACGCGATAGATTTGTCACAAGCTGATTGGGATGACACTACACGTTCATCGCTTAACTCAGCGGGTATCAACGTCCTACGCAGAATGTTCGGTTCCATCAGAAACTACGGTTGGCGCTCGTTGGCCAATCCTGTAACTGATGCACAGTGGTTGGACTTTGGTAACGGTAGACTGTTCAGTGATCTACAGTCTGAGCTTGGTTTTATCGCTGAGAACTATGTGTTCAGGAACATCACACAGGATACCATCGACGAGTTTCACGGTGATCTTGTGAGTAACCTGATGGATCATTGGGTTGCTGGTGATCTGTATGGTGCCACTCCTGGGCAGGCGTTTGTAGTGGATACGAGTGCTGCTGTGAATACTCCGCAGACGATCGCAAATCTGGAGCTACACGCGGTATGCCAGGTTAAGATGACTCCGTTTGCTGAGTACGTGCAGATACAAATCGTCAAGCGTCAGATCGCTGACAATCTCGCGCCAGCCGCGTAAAAGGAGGTGGCTAATAAATGGCTGATGGTGGAAGGCGTACCAATCCTACCCGTCAAGATACATTCAAGGTAACGTTGAAGGTTGATGGTCTTGGCTACGGTGTATGGGATAAGAAAACTGGTGGTGAACTCGACTCTGATGAGTTGAAGTATCATCCCGGTGGTATGGCTCCCGTTATCTCTCTCGGTGGTAAGAAGCTTCCGGGTAACATCACGCTACAGCGTGAGTATGACGGAGATAACGACGGTCTGAACGTTGCTGAGCTATTTCCTAAAGTCGGTTCTGCGCGAGCTACCGTTACGCAGAACACTCTCGACTTCGATGGAAACAGCTACGGTAACAAGATCGTGTGGAAGGGCATTCTCAAGAAGGTGCAGGTGCCTGACGTTGATTCCGAGGGTAATGCTGCTGCACTGATGGAAATTGAAATCAGTGTAGATCAGTCGCCTGTTTCTTCATGAGCTAGCTAGGAGAGAGCATGGAAAATGATGAGCTAGTAGACGAGCCGAAAGAAGGTGAAGTCACCCCTGTGCGGGTTTCAGACAACGGGGACGCGCCTACACCTTTCGGTGATGCCTCAATCATGGATCTTCTGCAAGCTGATATACAAGAGCTTTCAGAAACCAAAGAGGTATTCATACCCGTAAAGGGTTACGAGCGTAGCGGTATACAAATCTGCTACCACTTGCCAGATAGAGGCAAGGAGTTGAGTGACATCGCTCGTAAGGTGGAACGAGAGATAAAGGATCAATACTCTCGTAACATCACTATCGCAATAGATACCATGATTCATCTGTGTTCGGGTATCTATTGTCAGCCAGGAGACACGCCTGAGCCTGTAATGCTTGATCCTGATGAAACTGGTGAGCCTGCACAGTTTGACGACAAGTTCGCTAAGCTGATGGGCATTGAAGGTCAGGTACATTCAGCAAGACAGGTTGTGCGTCGGTTGTTTAACAACAACGATATGGCAATCATTTCACACGCTGAGAAGTTGCAGCGATGGTTGCAGAACACCAAGGCTGACGTATCTCTCGAAATCTGGCAAGTTCAGGGGGAATGACTGAGCGGATCAAGGAAGCCGCACAAATGGCTGCTCTCGGCCTTGATCCGTTCAGATTCCTTGAAACGAGAGATATGAACGAACGAGTGATGCTCACAACTCTGTATAACGAAGTGTACGAGATAAGAAAGATCATGGATCACAACCTCGCTGTTGAAATCGCCAACATGGTAGGTCAGCTCTTTAAGAGATAATGTGGGGTAGTCTCTCATCCGCGCATCAAATCATGGTGCTTCTCTCTTTGAGAGGAACAGCAGAATACGATGCTAAAATGGCGGCTGCTTCTGCCGAGACTAATGCGTTCGCAAGGTCTTTGTTGCGAACTGGCAAAGCCATGACTGTCGCCACAGAACGAACGTGGATGCAAAATCAGGCATTGTTCACGGCTAGACGTTACCTGTTCTATGCAACTCTAGCCGTGACTGGCCTGGTTTTCGCTGTAGCTAAGCTTGGCTTCCAATACGACAGTACCGTACAGTCAGCTAGGGTGGCACTAAAAACGATACTACCGCAGAGACAGCTTGATGATGTAATCAACCGTCTATACAAAATATCAACCCTGTCACCGTTCTTGTTCCAAGACACGCTAGGTGCATTCAGGATGCTTTATCCCGCGTTCCACGCTGCTGGTATTAGCGCGAAAGACGCGATGGACACGATTCAAGCATCGGCCAATGCTTTGTCTGTTCAGGGTAAGTTGTCTGCCGGACAGCTAACTCGTGTAGCTGTACAGATGCAGCACTTGGCTAACATTGGTAGACCAACTGGTCAGATCCTAACTGCACTAGCTCGCGATGGTTTGCCAGTCTATTCTGCGCTGCGTAAAGAGCTGCACTTGACTGGTACATCGCTTACTGATCTAGCTTCGTCGGGCTACTCAGCCAAGCAGATAATCGAAGCTTTGAACAAGTATATGCTTACTACGGCTCCGTACAAAGGTGCGGCTGAGCGAATATCGCTACAAACTCTGCAAGGCAACTGGCAGATGTTCAAAGATATTTTGGCACAAGCCGCTGGTCGTGCGGAAGGTGGTCTGTTCTCAGGTCTGACCGCTAGGATAAAGAAAGTTAATCAGGCTCTAATACCTGCGTTTGCAGCAAACAAGCCAATCGGTATCTACATGATAGCGGATGCCATAGATCGTGCGCTGACTCCGAGAACTCACATAATCATCAACCTGTTTGTCCTGTTTGCTTCTACCCTCAAAATGGTGCTTTTCCTGTTTGGATTGTTCTTCGGTATACTGCAACTGGTTCTGTTCCCACTAGACTACTTTGCGAGTCTACTAGGACAAAACTGGGTAGCCATGAAAATACTGGGCGCAGCACTTGGTGTGCTTTTGTTCTTGTGGGGCTTAGCGAAAATTCGCTTAATGGCTCTCGCTGCACAGGAGGAAATCCAGATATTCCTAGTTTGGGCTAGTGGCGCTTCTGTTAAGGCACTAGCGTTTGCGACGTGGCTTTGGAACGCGGCTATGGACGCTGCCAACATAGCATTGATTTGGCTAAACACGCTGCTCACTTGGGAGAACGTTAGGATATGGGCTGCGACCGCTGCCGTGATTGCAATGATGGCTGCTACTTGGCTTTGGAATGCAGCTACAGATGCAATGACTGGCGCGATGATTGCGTTGGACGCTGCTATGTGGGCCAACCCAATAGGACTCATAATCCTAGCTGTTCTAGCTCTCACGGCTGGACTTGTCGTTCTGTATTTCAAGTGGAAAGCTTTTCACGATCTAGTGAATAAGACGTTTGGTTTCTTGTGGTCGCATCCGTGGGCTGCTACACTAATACCTATAGTCGGACAGCTCATACTCATGGCTAGAGTTCTACTTGCAATCTACAACAACGCGGCTAGAATAGCAGACCTCGCTAGTCACCCACTCAGACACGTAGAGAATGCTATTCATGGAAGAAGTGCACTCGGTACTGCTTCCAGTGTAGCTGGCTGGATTACCAATCCTTTCGGTAGTCTTGCTGGTGTATTAGGTTTCCAGCATGGTGGTTTTATCGGTCGTGGTGGTCTAGCATTAGTTGGTGAGCGTGGACCTGAATTGGTACATCTACCAGCAGCGTCAGTTGTGCAGCCATTCTCACGAAACATGATGGGTAGTGGCGTACTCGCCATTCATGTATATCCGCAGGACATATACCTAGACAGCAAGAAGATAGGGTCTGTGCTTGCCACAGCAATCACTGACAAGGAAGCAAGGCGGTAATGCCCGTCGATGATCCCAAAAATAGTGCAGCACACGTAACAATCAAGGGTGGAGGCATAACGCTGACTGTTCTGTTAGGCGATGGTTCTCCTGTTCTCACAGGTGGTGTGACTACGTGGGATACGGTGACTAGACCAAAGCGTACGTCTATGACTAGATTCTCTGGTAGAGCACCATTCGGCCAGGATATTCCAGTCATGTTCGATGGTCTTACGAATGATCCTCCAAACGATAATCAGGAGGATCGCATATCTAAGCTGGAGACTCTAGCTAGAGGCCCACACGTGGTTTCTCTAGGTGGAGTGGCTCTACACCAAGAACTTGATTGGGTGTTCTCTGGCATAGATTGGGACAATCAGCACACTATCTGGAGACGAGGAAAAAACGGGGCTTTCAGAATTAGACAGGCTGCCACTGTTCACCTGCTTCAATACATCAAAGATGTTGTCAGGAAAACACCAGCAGAACCTAAAGTCGGGAAAGATCCTAGTACGAAAACTACAGTACCAAAGGGCATGACTCTGAAACAGATAGCGAACATCGAGTTTGGTGATCCTGACAAATGGCACAGACTGGTGATTGACAATCCCATACTGACTATCCTGGGTCTTGACAATCCACGATCTTTCCTGCCTGCTGGTTTTGCACTAACAGTGTATGATGGTGCTATTCCGTTCTTCACGGTGCCTTAATGCCTAAGACATCAGCCGTAGACTCCCTAGATCCTTCGCATCTCGATACTGCGAAGCAAATGCAGTTGCTTGGTGGGGACGTTGATGTAGACGACTTCCACTTGCAAATGCGTAGAGGCGCAGGGATTCAGATTGAGTCGTCTATAACGAGTGCCATTATAGACCGCACGATTGATGGTGCCAGCTCTTTGACTGTTACGGTTGATGATGAGGTTAATAGGACTATCCAGCTCAGTGGTATGCTTGGTCATGGTGTGGACGTGAATCTTGATGGGCTTTACTTCACTCTTGTAGGAGTGAAGAAAACGGGACGCGCTGTGACTCTCACGTTTGAGGAACGTGAAGTCAATCTGCTGCGGAAATACAAGAGTTTCATCATGGCGCAACGTTGGAGCAAAAACAACCCACAGGGAATAACTCGCGCTCAGTTCGCTTTACGCATGATCCGCGAAGTGAAAGAAGTGGATCTAAAGTGGACTATCCCTGAGCTACACATACATCAGGCAGTAAGCGATCTTACCGCTAATCAGTATCTTATCGGGCCTGATCTACAGCCTACGCCTGGTAGTAATCAAGTGCAAGATGCCACAACTGCCATGCAGGAACGTTCAAAGGGAATAGCCCTAGATAACAGTCAGTTGAAGGTTAGGGGCGCTTCTGCACAAAGGTGGCAAATCAAGAACGCGAACATCATACTCCAAACGGGTGATGCTGCGAACGCTTCTCGTAAAGTCATGATTGCTTCAATGATGACTGCTATTGATGAGTCCAGCTTCTACAACTATCCCAAGGGTTATCCTAGTGGTACGGGGATATTCCAACAGAATCCTGCTTACTGGCCTGCCACAGCAAACATAGCCACTGATGCTGCTGCTTTCTTCAAGCGTTGCAAGCAGATGAATGCAGACTTCCCTAACGTGTCTCTAGCTACTCTGTGCTATCTAGTCCAACACAACAAAGCTGGTGCTTCTGCCTACGCTCCGTTCGAGCAGGAGGGTACTGCGTTCGTGAATGCTTACGATCATGTTGTAGGTGATAGCCAAGCCACACAATATGCACAGGGAGCGCAGATAGACCAGGGCACAAATCTGTTCATTCGTGGACAAATTTCAAAAGCTAAAGGTATGTCGGGTCAGTATATCATGACGCCCGAGAATAGCTGGAATTGCTTGCAGCGTATCGCGCAGGAAGTGAACTGGCGGTGTTTCATCGTAAGCGGGAGAGTCTACTTCATCAGTGAACACTGGCTATTCAAGAGCAAGCCGTTCATGACCATAAGTGAAGATTCTGATGGGATAGACTGGATTGACTACGACTACGATGAAGGCAAGCATAAGGCGACTTGCACGATTACCGCGCATTTGAAGCGTTGGTCTGCGCCCCCTGGTAGTACCATAGATATAACGGATATGGGGATCATCGACGGGAAGTATCTAGTCGAGGAAATCAGCAGATCGCTGTATGACACCATAGCTACGATCACAGCAAGTAAGCCACTACCTATACTTCCTGAGCCTGTGTCGCTAGGTGGTGTTCCTAGTGGTTTGGCTGGTGGTGCTGGTACATCTGTTCCACGCGATAGCTTGACTAACGCGAATCAAGTTCAAAAGACGGTTGTGGCGTTTGCTAAGTCTCAGCTTGGTGTACCTTATCAGTGGGGTGCTGATAGTCCTGGCGTTGCGTTCGATTGTTCAGGGCTAACACAAGCTGCGTATGCCGCTGCTGGTATCTATCTACCACACTACTCAGGACACGGTGGACAGTGGGATAGAGGACAACGGATTAAGGACAGAAGCGACTTGATTCCCGCTGATCTTGTGTTCTTTGAGGGTGCCACTGATCCTCAACACGTCGGTATTTATATTGGTGGTGGCAAAATGATAGACGCACCACATACGGGAGCTAATGTCAGAACTGAACCTGTGTGGGATTCGTTCGTAGGTGGCACACGACCGTGGGTCAGTAGGTAACACGTATGTCTACACTCAAAGACCTCATATCACGTAACGGCTCAGAGCAAGGCTTAGACGGAATCGGAGCAAACTCATGGTTTGGTACTGTCGCTGCTCCTGTGCCAGTCACGATAAATGATGAACTGTGGGTAATCATCCCTGACTTGAATATGGGTACTGAGTTTAAGTGGGGGCCTTGTCATTGGAGCAGTAACGTCATACCAAGCCTGGGCGATCCTGTTTTGGTGATATTTGATAACAGGAATCAACTGTGGGCTTCACTAGGTATACCTGAAACAGAGATGCCCATTGTATTTCCAGTAACCAGTGTGTTCGGCAGAACGGGAGCTGTCGTTAAACAAGCTGGTGACTACGTTGTAGCTGACATCACTGGTGCAGAGTCAGCAGCACACGCTGCCGCTACATATGCGCCCATCGCTAGTCCTACATTGACTGGTGATCCTAAAGCTCCCACAGCCGCGCCTGGTGACAATGATACGTCACTAGCTACAACCGCGTTTGTCCAAGCTGCTATAGCTGCATTGGCTGCGGCTGGTCTTACGACGCCTAGCGGTGTTGTGTCAGAATTTGCAGGTACAGCAGCACCGGCAGGTTGGATGCTTTGTAATGGTGCTGCTATATCGCGTACTACGTATGCTGCTTTGTTTGCTGCGATTGGCACAGCGTATGGAGTAGGCGACGGCTCTACCACATTCAACCTACCTAATCTACAAGGACGTGTTCCTGTAGGTAAAGCAGGCTCAGGGACGTTTTTGAATCTCGGTGCTACTGGCGGTGAAGAAACACACGTCACTACAATCGCTGAAATGCCATCGCACGATCATGGTGCCTCAGTTAGTGCTGTTTCAGCAGGAACACCAGCAGGCACAGTTTCACAGCCCACGTTTACTGGAACAGCTTCCCAGGTAACAAGCACAGAATCACAGAGCCACACGCATACGACTACAGCTACAGGCACAGTATCAAAACCAGGTATATCAGGTACAACTGCTAACGAGTCACCTGCTCATTCTCACTCAGTTACGGCGGCAGGCTCTCTTAGCGGTGGTGAGGCGTTGTTTGCTATCAACTACGCCACCAACTATACGCGCTCCGGTACAGGTATTGGTATTGCTGACTTGAACAGCTCTACAGGGTGGCTTTCAGGTGCTACTGGTGGCACTATCGCACAGATGCACGCAGCTATTACTACCGAGCCAACTTTCACTGGTAGTGCTGTAACGTCTAGCACTTCTGCACATGGACACGGAGTGGGTACGTTAGATGTATCGCAACCTACTTTTACGGGTAATGCTGTAGCATCAGGTAATGCTTCACAAACTCATACTCATACGATTACGGCAACAGGTACAGTGTCGCAGCCTACGTTTACTGGTAGCGCGTTGGGTACACACTCACACACGGTTACTGCACAAGGTGGCGGTGGCGCGCACAACAACCTACAGCCGTATCTAGTAATGAACTACATCATCAAGACGTAAGTGCGACAAGGAGAGAGCCTATGACAGCCGTTGTTCCGCACTTGAAGTTTCCGCCACAGTTGGCGAGTGATGGTCATTTGCAAGCTGTGGAGCAAGACTCCTACGATGACATACTAGGCTGTGTCTACGTGGCTCTCAAAACTCAGTTGGGTACGAGGCTTTACGTGCCTGACTTCGGAATCACCGACTATACGTTTATACAAGCTCCTATCCCCAATCCTCAACTCTACTCAGAGATTAGGAGTAGCGAGCCTAGAGCTACAGTCGATCTTTCCGAACAAGTCGATGATCTAATCGAAACCGTAGTCGTGGGAGTAAACAATGTCGGGTAGCCAATACATAGATTACCCGCTAGTAGCAGACGCCAGGGATTTGATGCAGCGTGCGTTTGACTACATGGCAAACAAGTTTCCCGGTTGGGAGCCTTCTGAGGGTCAGCTAGATACAGCTATCTTGGAAGCTACATCAAGCGAAGCAGCAGACATAGCTTCGCTGACTACCGGAGTACCGAAGTCTATCTATAGATACTTCGGTGCTACGATGATGGGCATAATCCCACTAGATGCTGTAGCAGCTACTTGTACGGCAACGTTCTATGCTGTGGATACCAACGGTTACATCATCCCCGATGGTACACAAGTTTCGATACTCGATCAGTCTGGCAACGCTGTACCGTTTGTGACACTAGGCGATGCTCAGATACCCGCTGGCGCTAGTCAAACCAGCACAGGTGGTGTGACATTGGTAGCGGTCGTGCCTGGGGCTGATTCGTCGGGTATCGGTTCTGTCGGTGGAGTAGTGAATCTGCTAGATATTCTAGCGTGGATAGATCACGTCACTCAGTATACTGTCACCATCGGTGGGCAAGATGCAGAAAGTGATGATGCCTACCTAAACCGTCTTACCATTCAGTTGCAGCTTGCGGCAAACCGCCCAATTCTGCCAAGAGATTTCGGTCTTATGGCATCGAATGTAAGTGGTGTGCAACGCGCAGTTTGTGTAGACGGTTACAACACAGCAGATTCCACGTATAACAACCAGCGAATGGTTACTATGGCTGCTGTAGATTCGCTAGGCAACGCAGTCAATTCCACGGTTCGTGGCAATATGCAGACTTACCTAGACGGCATGAGAGAAATCAACTTCGTGGTAAATGCGACTGACCCAACTTACACGAATGTTGATGTCACGACCAACGTGTTGGTTGCCCCAGGCTTCTCAGGCACAGATGTTCAGTTTAGAGTGCAGCAAGCTATACAGAACTTCCTCAGTCCAGCAACGTGGGGAATTGATCCTTCTGATGATCCCAACGATCCTGTGACTTGGAATAACTTGCCGAGTATCAAGTATCTGGACGTAGCTGCTGCTATCGGTGCTGTTCCTGGTGTGGCTTATCCTATCTCAGTTGCTACAGGACTAGCTGGTGGCGCACAATCCACTACTGATAAGACCCTCACAGGTGTGGCACCGCTTCCCCGCCCCGGCACAATCGTTGTAAACTACAGCCTCTCGTAAATGGCAAACAAGGCTATAACACCAACTACTCCGGTTCTAGCTACCTCCACTGTAGGTGGAAGGATAGCACTTGTATGGCCTGGTTTTGGGCCATACTTGGTACCATACAAAGCACCAACTGCACCAGCCACACCAGCTCTACCTAGTACAGATGACTTCGCTCACGCTGTTTACAATCAGCTGAACCTCGACAATCTAGTCGGTACTGACGACTGGATAAACTTGCTGACAGATCCGTTGTTCTTGAACGGTGTTGATGGTTGGACTTGTGATGCTAACTACACTCTTGCACAGTCCACTGAGCAGAACCTGTTTGGTCAGTATTCGCTGAAAAGCTTAAAGGCATCAGCCGGTGCTACTAACGGTAATGTCTACTGTCCTGTGCAGGTTTTGCAACCGGGTACTGTCTATACAGCGAGTGTCTACGTGTATATCCCATCTGCCTTCCCTGGTAGCTTTGTGTCGGTTGGTGCAGATACTACGTTTACGGGTGCTGTTATAGACAGCACGAATGCCAATGCTAACATGGCGACACGTAATAAATGGCAGAGGATATGGATTACGATACAAGCGGCAGTTGGAGACGTATCAGGACAACCGATCATAGTACGCTCCGACAACTCGATAATCTCTGGCGCCAGTAGTGCTATCTACATAGCTAGCCCACAGCTAGAGATAGCACCTACGCCTAGTGCATTCACTGATAACGTACTGTTCGCGCCAGCCAAGGTAATCACGCAATCGTTCATCGGCTCTATTGGTGCAGCTTTCGAGCAGATGGATGATCTTGCACACGCTAATCCTCAGTGGTCTAGCCTGCTTGACGTGAACAGGATACCTGACGAGGGATTGCCGTGGTTTGGTCAATTCACTGGTACGATAGTTGATCCTAATCTCGGTTTCAACGATCAAAGACAGCAGATACGTGCTAACCCAGGTTGGCATCGTGGCACGAAGGACGCTATCGCACTTGCTGTGCGGCCTTTGCTAACGGGAACCCAAGCCGTACAAATCGTAGAAAGAGATACAACCCCGTATCACTTCAACATCGCTACTTATGGTGCCGAAACGCCTGATCCCAACTTGGTAACGGTAGCCGTAAACAGAGTCAAACCAGCAGGTCTACAGTTTTCCTATACTGTGATACCTGGCTCGCCTGGAACAGCTACGACATACGCTAACCTATACTTCGACTTCCTATCGTATCAGGTAATCATGGATGAGAAGACGACGTATCAGGACGTTTACCTGCATCCGTAAAGGAGGTTAATGTGAGATGCTAACAAGCGCAAGACGTTCAATCTCTTACCCGAATCCTGATAGGTCTGATAGACCTGACGTTCCGTTGCATATCGGGAACATCATTACTGCTATTGATAATGATGTTATGTTTGTCAATGGAACGGATGCAGCTAGAGTAGCTGCTTCTCATCAGGTGGGTGGCGGTAAGTTCTGGTGGGCGACTGATACGCAGCTTATGTGGTATGATGATGGTACTACATGGAGACAGCTTGGCTACGCAGCGTTGGCATCACCAGCTTTCACTGGAACGCCTACCGCACCCACAGCAGCGACCGCTACCAATACAACGCAGATTGCCACTACTGCGTTTGTCAAGGCGCAGAACTATGCTGCTACAGTATTCGGCAGGAGCGGCCCAACTATAACGGCTCAGGCTGGTGACTATACAGCGGCACAAGTAACTAACGCTGCTGATAAGTCGAGTGCCGCTATTCAAACCTTCACAGGTGAGGTTGATGCAACTGCCCACGGTGCTACTGGTTTAACTGGTGCTACAGCCGCTAGTCGTTACGTTGGTGGTACAGCAGCTAGTGCTCCCGTAAGCGGAACGTTTGCTAAGGGTGACTTCGTTGTCACGCAAACGGGACATTTGCTCATATGCACTACTGCTGGTACTCCCGGTACATGGACTGATGCTGGTAGCGTGTCGAACTCAGTTAATACGGTGTTTGGACGTGGTGGAGCAGTAGTCGCGCAGACTGGTGACTATACAGTAGCTCAGGTAACTGGCGCTGCTCCATTAGCATCACCTGTATTCACTGGTGATCCGCAAGCACCAACTCCTGCGGCTGGTGATAACGATACGAGTATCGCTACGACAGCGTTTGCTCGTAGCCTCATGCCTGCTGGTGTAATTCTACCATATGGTGGTACTGCTGCACCTAACGCAGAATGGTTGCTGTGTGATGGTACTGCTAAGTCACGCACGACTTACGCAGCTTTGTTTGCAGCCATAGGTACAGCATATGGAGCGGGTGACGGCAGCACAACGTTTAACATACCAAACCTGCAAGGCCGTGTGCCTGTTGGTAAAAACACAGGAACGTTCGCTACGTTAGGTGCTACAGGTGGCGAGGAAGCTCACCAACTGACTAGTAACGAGTTAGCTGCTCACACGCATACGTTCACTGGTACGGCTATGGGTACGCATAACCATACTTTCACTGGTTCAGCTATGAGTGCACATCATCACGACATTTCGGTTGGTGCAGTTCCAACGCACTCACATACAGTGAGCGGTACATTTGAAAACCACAGGCACCATTTCAGCTATCTGCAAACTCCGACATTCCTCACCTATCGTACTGATGTGACAATGACCGCCGGTAATAAAGCTCTCACTGACATCGGTGGATTCACAGGAGCTTCAGGTGGTATTACGGGGCCGATCTATACGGGTACTGTGGATACTGGCGCTTCTGGCCTTTCAATATCAGGAACAGCAGGGCCTGTTTCAGCACCAATGCCTACTCTTACCATTCCTGATGTTTCAGCCGGTACACCCGCTGGTACTAATACGGCTGTTTCAGCAGGAACGCCCGCAGGTACAAACAGTCCAACAGGAAACGATCTAGCACACAATAACCTACAGCCATACGTAGTCACGAACTACATCATCAAGACATAGTTTAACAAGGAGAGAGAATGGAGCCTGAATACTTCAACAGCGATGATGAGAATAGGACGGCAGTTATCGCTGACGCTATCAAGGAATACTTTGACTGCCCTGACGATGAAATCACTACGTTCGTGCTTTGCTGCGAACGACGTAATTCCGAGGGGCACTTGTCAATCTCGTCTGTGTGGTCTGCTGTACCTCATTGGCATCTTAGAGGCTTTGTCGAGGAACTCGGAAATCACATAGAACAGCAGAAGAATCAGGAAGCACTAGCACAGATGCTAACGAGAGGTGAGGAACAGCCTGAATGAGAAGTAGGTTCAGACCACATGATTGGGTAGCTCTTGTTCTTGCTATCGGTTTAGTGGTGATAACCGTAGAGATTGGCATTGCTATAATTAGCAATGTTTTAAAAGCACACAACCCTACGCCAACCCTTAGCGAAAATGCCACTCAGGTTCTTGTTGGCACAATAGGTGGACTCATCGGTGTGCTTGGTAGTTACTTAGGCTTCTCAATCAAAGAGAAGGGAAGCGATGAACGGAGTGATTGATCGTCTTAGGGAATTATTCTCAAGAGGAGGTAAGAAAGTGTCTGCAACAGAAGAACCACCTCAGCAGCCCGAACCTGCGCCTGAGCCTGGAACTGATATTGAGCATGATGAGGTACAGGAAGGTGCTCCACCTGATGCGGTAGAAGGCCCAGAACCACTAGATGAACCAACCCACGATGATCTGCCAGAAGATGAGGATGATGGGGATGAAGAACTATAGACTTACCTCACCACCTATGCGTGGTAGCGAGGTAAAGACGATACAAAGCCGACTTGCTGGTCACAATCACTTCAAGGAGAACTACAAGCCAGGTAAGCTAGACGGCATTTTCGGTGAATCAACCGCTGTCGCATCTTACAGAGCTAAGTATGCACTCGGTTATCCGAGGAAAGACTTGACTCGCACGTATGGGCCTACGCTGGATCGTTACCTAACTGGTAAGGCTAAGCTTCCAGACGCATTTGTCCAGCGTCGTCGTGAACGCAAGAAGGCTGCTGCTGCGACACCCATAGGCGTTAAGGCACTTAACCGAGCTAAGACAAAGATCGGTGTTAGAGAGTCACCTGCTGGCACTAACCGCTGTGAGTTCTCTGTTTGGTACGGAGTCATTGGCCCGTGGTGTGCCATGTTTGCAACGTGGTGTTTTGATGGTGTAGGTAGCCAAGTCTTTGCCAGAGGTAGGCGGTTCTCTTACGTGCCTAACATCATCGCTGCTGCAAGAGCTGGTGGACAGGGACTATACGTTACTAACGCACCAAAGCCGGGTGATCTTGTCTGTTACGATTGGGACAGGAATGGTCTGTATGACCACGTTGGCATCTTCGAGAAGTGGGTAGGCGGCGGTAGTTGGAGTGCTATCGAAGGTAACACAGGTCACTCTAGCTACTCAAACGGTGGCCAGGTGATGCGTGCTACACGCAACCGTGGAATGGCTAACGTCGTCTTCATACGAGTAGTAAGATAATGACCACGCATACTGCGATCATTCTACTTGCCATAGCTCCGGTGTGGCTACTCGTCGGTTTTCTCATCGGACAGAGAATGAAATGACTTCTTTCAGAAACGTGCTCGCTTTCTCGGTGTTCGTCCTGTGGTCAGTCGTGATAGGTATCTCACTATTCACGAAAAACTATACGATCCTGGGAGTGGTAACACCAACGATTCTGACGGTGATTGGCTACTACTTCAGCAAATCACTGAATGGCAACGGAAGGAAGAACGGTGGCTCAAACCCATCTGCCAAGTAACTTCACTCACCGACTCCTATGGACACTCGGTGCCAAAGATAACAAGGAGAACAACCGATTCATCAACGCACAGATACGTTGTGAGGGTGGCACAGCTAAGTGGAATCCTCTCAACTCTACCATGCGGCTCAGTGGCTCGTACTCATGGACAGAGGAGAAGAACTACAACACCACGGGAGTTTGCAACTACCGCTATGGTATTGCAGGTGTTTGTGCTACAGCCCTAACGTTCAATCTACGTGACTACCAGGGCAATCTGTTGTTCCCAGGACTTCTCGCAGATTTCAAGGCTGGTACTAAAACGGCTGAACAGATAGTGAACGACAACATAGCTGAAATCAAGCTGTGGGGGACTAATCCAGACTTGATGCTACAGGTTCTAAAGTCAATGCCGTGAAAGGGGGTGTAATATGGGAATGGTAGAGGATGCTGCTAACAGACTAGAGGAAGCTGCTTTGGCTGTTAGCGAGCTTGACTTCTCACAGGAACAGGATGCTATCGCAGGATGCTTGAATTCGATTGCGTCAGCATTGAATTCAATCTCAGACGCTGTAGCGGCTGCTGCTAACGCAGCGCGTGAATCACTTGCTCAGTCTGCTGCTGATGCTGCACAACCGGCTGAACCACCGGCAGAGGGTGAACCGCCTGCTGAGCCAGCTTAAAAATGCTAGTTAGTATATAACTAGCTAAAAATGTTGAGGCCCACATCGCCGTACTCTCTCCCGGCTTCCGTGGGCCTCAACACTTTGTCCATCCTACTCAGAAGTACGTAGCCTGTGTTTTACTCCCTCCCCGTTTCACCTCCTTTGTGTTTTGTTGGTGGTTAAATCAAACCACACAGATGAGCAGTTCTAGGCCAAGGATTCCAACCACGCGCATGATAACCATTCCTGCCAGCTTGTAGTTGTGCCCACTTAGGCCAATGATCTGCTGTTCCCCATCTTCTGTAGAACCTTCTACCATATGCTTTCATGAAGTTTCTGTCCATTTGTAGTCCACCCCAGTAAGGCCAACCATGATCGTTCCATGCACCTTCGTAGCGGTGGATGCACAGTAAACCTCTTGTTACGTAATCTGATGCTTGGGCTGTCGATGTCGCCGCCAGTGTCGCTAGTATAAACACTAGCGAGCTTAGTGCGAGCAGCTTACGCAAGATTGACTCCTTTGTAGCTTACTAGGTGCCCTCAGACCAAGAGGGTAGAGCTAGTTGTCTATCTTATCACCTTCTTTCCTATAAGGTTTTTCTCGCGATTGACGAGCATGGGCTTGGTGTATCTACAATTCTCCCGTTTACACCAAGCATAATCATCTACTGTCCAAGGCGTTACATCAGTTCTGATGCCCCACCTATGAAACCCTAACTTGCAGAGTATATGCCCAATCATTTTCTTCCCATTTTTTCCCACGTCCATCCTGTTCCGCCCGGATTGTCGTAGTAGCTAGGATAGCCAGACTTGATCTGTTCTGATTCTGGCCTGGTATTACCACCCAAGTAAAGCTTTTCTCCTGACAGAGTTCTAATCCAAGTACGACGAGCGCGGTATTCCTTAGGACGCTGTATAGCTGAGATTAACTGCCTCAGCCGTATGCGTTCCTCGTATGTCATTCTTCTGTGTTACGCCAGTATTCGTGCATTACGGCGAACGGTTCCTTAGCTAGAGCCTCGTTGTGTTTGTATCCTGGCCCGAAAGTAAACCACTGGAACAGATGCCTTAACGCATCTATGCCGTGAGGTACTTTTGTAGCCATACCTCGCACTATATAGCCATGCTGCTTTAGCATCAGGTTCGTATAGTAGCCCTTGCCCTGTGCCGGGGTTTGTAAGAAACAGGCGCATTGGTGATCTGCGATTTCTGCGTACAATCGCGCAACTCCGATTAGCTGAATTGGGAAGTATTCTATTCCCGTTGCAGCCTTTTGATGTCCTCCCCGAAACTCGAAACTCTCTATAACGATGTATCTCGGTTCCAGTTCTTTGAGTCGTCTCCATAGATCATCTACCTCGTCCGTTGCTTGAAAGACTATGTAGTGAAGTTTCCCGTGTTTGATCCTCGCTTGTGCGTACCCCGTCATTATCCCCGGATCTATCGCTATTACTGTCGTCATTCACCACTTCCCGCGCTAGCATGAGGTCGTGTACGGTGTGCAACTTCTTCTTCGGAAAGTCCTGCCTTACTTTTAGTAATGCTTCTCCCACTTGTGTAGGATCTGTGTTCTGCATCTCCACCTCCCAAGAATATCAGAGCCAACACAAAAACTAGTGCGGCATACACGATCCCCAACACCAATACCACCACTTGCCAGCTCATGCGTACTCACTCATGTGTCCCCAATCGTGTCCGATTGATAGGTCTGCTGTATATGGGAAGTCCCAACCTAGCGACTTCTTTGGTGCAAGCTGCATTAACTCTAGAACCTTCTCAGCTACCTCAGTCGCGTACTTCTTCTTGACGTTGATGAGGATAGAATCGTGGACAGTTACGCGAGGCTGCGCGAACTGCCACATATCGGATTCTACCAACCAGTCCACAAGATCACACAATGCCCAGTTGGTGATGTTGGCTGCAATGTTCTGGGGCTTGAAGTTGATGAATTGTTTGACAAGGTGATCACGTGCGGATTCATCAGCGGGTATGACATAGCAGCGTCTTTTGTGGCCGAAGGGAGATTGTATCTCTCCTTTGGTAAGACACTCATTCTCTATCTCCTTCGTCCAAGCCCAAACGTCAGGAAAACGATCCCACCAGAAGTCAATGTATTCTTGCGCTTCCTTCTGGGGCATATGGTATAGTTGAGCAAAACTGTATGCACTTTGCCAGTAGGCGACACCGAAGTTGATGTTCTTCGCTCTAACGTACTGCTCATACGTGTAGTCCTCTCCATAGAACTGAGCCGCTACTTCCTTATGGAGTGATCTATCAGTGTCGAGATAAATGGACTGAAGATTGGTATCTCCTGAGAGTACGGCAATCGTTCTAAGCTCCGCTTGAGATAAGTCTGCGCTAAGGAATACGCACCCGGAGTCAGGGACAAATGGAGTTCTAATGTTTGGGAGTCCTTCTTTTGGTCTGGTGATGTTTTGGAGATTAGGGCGACTTGATGAGAGCCTGCCACTTTCCGTTCCGTGAATCTTAAAGTCAGAGTAAATTCGTCCATTGTAAGCTTTTAACACCAGCCCTTCTAGGTAGTTACCACGCTGCTTATCGAGAGCCTTGAAGTCATCGTAAAGCTGCGTGACTTGCACTACGCGCTTAGGATGCACGACGGTGGTATCTACCTTGTACGTTCCCGTTTGAAGTATCTGCTCACGAACGAACTGATCCGTCGATTGCTTACCTTGTCGCTCAACCTTGGGACGCATCAGTTGATGCTCTAACTTCCACTCGTCGTAATACAGCGTGTTCATCTGCTTAGGCGAATTGAAGTTGATCGCACGTCCTACCAGACCTTCAACGTCCCTCCGATAAGCTTCAAGTTTGGGCCAGACTTCCGCTTCAAGGATATTGCAAGCGGCTTCTGAATCGTAAGCAACACCTTCCAGTTCGATCCTAGCGAGAGCTTCTGAGAGTCGTATGAGCATAAGTCTATACGGCTTATCCCAAACGTTATCGTTCTTTGCCCTAGCCGCAAGGATTTGGAAAAGACTGATCGTTCCAGCTGTATCAAATCCGTTGTATTCGTAAAGATCAAGCTTTGCCCGTTTGATAGATCCAGTTGCGCTTTCAAGGAACTGTCCCGTTTTCTTGAAGTGTCTGACAGATTGCGGTTCATATTTAGGCCACCCTAACTCGTCTTTTAGCAGCCACTCTAGTGAGTGACCACCTGCTCCACTTTCAGGATCACCTGGACGTTCATCCAAGCACCACGAAAGCAGCATACTATCTTCGTCTACTCTTGCCGGGATTCCATGTGATCTGAGAACTTTAACATCATACTTTCCATTGTGCCAAAGATACGAGGCTTCCGAGGCTTGAAATCCGTAGAGTTCACGAAGATATTGTAGCCTCCATTCCACATTTCCACAGGGCACAACGCCGAACACCACTGACCGCTCAGGTCTAATACTGAAACCAGCGCATGAGATTCTGCCGGTATGACTCGGATCTTTAGCTGAATCTCTACTGACTTCGATGTCGGATCCAATGATAACTCCTTTACCGAGGTTTGAGATTTCATTAAGAACCTTCTCAGCCAATTCATTAGCTTCCTCCAAGTCATCTACCCACTTCACCTTAGGCATTTTAGGCTCAGGTAGCGGATCAATGGCTAGACGAAAATCTCTCACAAGCTCGGGAAATGTATGATCGTCACGAAGCACAACAGCGGGATTATTTGTGATAATCACCCGTTGTCTCTTTCCACTCCCGTTCACTCGTTCATGCACGTAGCCGCGATTGGCGCTAATGTTCGATTCACCTTGAACCGTCCAAGCTGCCTCACGACCACAAGCAATCACGGTGTCACAGTCTTTAATCTCATGTTCAAGACGTGGCTGACAGTGCATTATAGCCTTAGCAAATCCCTGCTCAGTACCATCTGATTGACAGAGAACTGCATTTGTGGCTAACACGTCATCCCTGGACGTTCCATGAAGCTGTAGTAAGTGGTCTAATACTCTACCCGACGGGCCTGCAAAGCTTTTGCCGTTTAACCCCTCGTAATAACCGGGTGAGCGACTTACGACCGCTGTACGGGCCTGTGGTGGCCCTGTGGTGGCTGCAAACGACCTATTGTAGAGCGGGCATCCGTCGCATTCAGCGTATGGTGCCTTAGGTGTGACTTTATTCTTAGCCGACATATTGTGAGTAATGTTCGATCATCACATCTACTCCACTACCTAGTTCATCCAGTGATCCGTTGTTGAAGATCGTGTAGTCTACCAAGTCAGGATCTATACCATCCTCACTCCTGTGCGGGTCTTTGCTAACAGCGGTCGCTCGTGATACCTCAACGTTTATACCATCAAGCAACGTGATACGCTTAGCCTCATTGTCAAAGCGTACATCACTTATGACAATGTTGCGCTCCGCATAGTAACCCCGCACAGGCAGTAGAAGCTCCACCCAAAAGTCATGACCCATTTCAGGAACATCACGATGAGCCTCAGTACCATACCGTTGTAGAAAGGTGCGAAACGTTAGATCGTGTGTCTCACCAGTCTCATGCACCGTTAAGCTGACTATCGCGTGTGGATCATTCTTCAACTTATCAACATGGTGGAACGGTATGTCAAACAGTGCAGCGACCGACTTCTTTAGCGGATCGGCGAACGCGCGTCTCTCGAAACCATGCTGCTTTACGAGAAATGCAGCGACCGTATCCTTACCAGCACCTTTGAGTCCTGTAAGTCCTATCAGCATTCTATCAATTCACCAATCGCTTCTTCGATCTTGTTGTGTGCCCGATCTAGGGACATAGTTATAGCACTGTTTCTAGCATCTACTTCTTCTGGAAGTGGGCCGATAGGCAAAATAATAAAAGCATCGTTTATACTGTTTTGTGCTGCTGTTAGTGACCACTGGATTTCCTCGACTTTCCTCCAGTGTATCAATCTATAGCGGCCAAAAAGCATCCCCGCCTCCTGCTGTTTTTGTTTTTTGTGCCAGTCCACGTTGAACTATCGTAATCAACACATCATCGGCTTGCTTCTGACTAAGCCTAAAACGTGTCATTAAGCGCGACCGCATGATGCCTGGGTTTTCTTCTATTGTAGAGACAATCTTCTGTAGCTTCTTCTCTGCGGCTCCAACACCAGCGTGCATGATTAGATCAACTGAGTTAGGCGCCCATCGTTGGACATAGTACGCAGCGTTGGCTACGTCGTCAGAGTTGATCGTTATGGTATTTTTCTTGCTAGGATGCTGTCTTGAAGCTCCTAGCAATACAGCCATTTTGAGAACACTATCGGATATGCGCTCAAACGTGGCGAGCGCGGCAGGTCTGCTAGGTTGATAACTAGCAGCTTCGCGCCTCATACCATCTTCTATTGAAGCAGATAGTTTCCAAGCTCTATCGTCAAGATCAGCGACGATGCGTGGAGATTGCATGACTGTCTGCCCACCGATCTTAGTGGGAACATCAGCAGCGTACAGTTCATACATATCAGCTACTTTATTTCTGAGCGCACTATGCTTATCGAGTATGGTTTGAATTGGCCTCTGCGTATTCCTGATGTTATCGAGATTAGCCTCTCCTGTGACGACCAGGAATCTAGGCAGAAAGCCAGAGATTACGTAATCTTCGGTGGTGTTCTCATAGACGTGATCTGTGATACCTCCACAGAACATGATGAATAGCGGAGAGTTCACCATGATTTCTTCCTTGCGAAGTGTGCGCTTCAATACTTGTGGAGCGTCATACAACTTCGTGAGGAACTCTCGCATACCAGCATGATACTCCTTCTTGTTGATTGAGGCAAAGAATCCACTTACCTCATCAATGAAGAATACGCTGGTCTTACCAGGACGTTGTTCAAGCGAAGTAACCAAACCTTCTGCTGTACCGTCAGTAGCTATGATGGTATCGGTATCAGCCAACATAATCAAGTCCCTAGCCATATCCATAGCTGTCGTCTTGCGAGACAGTGTTGAGTCTCCGAGAATCAAGCCATATAGATTAGGCACGATACCACTTGCCTTATGACGCGCTGGCAATCTCACAGAAGTTGAGACTACAGATGAAAGAATCATGAAAGCGGCAAGTTTGTGGTATTCGGGAACTGCGTCTGTAGCGTCTTGTGCCCAATCGAGATACTCGTCTACAAATGTCTCGCTTGCTGGCTCATCTATGAAGTGTGGCATCTTCAATGGCTTCCACTCATCAGGGAGATTCATGCCATTACGTGATGCCTGTGCCTTTAGTATCTCTTGCCAAAGATGTTCGTCAGGTCTACCGTCCCGAGCATACTTATTGCTGGGAGCAGACTTAGCTACGACAAATGTTTCTTCCACTGACATACCGGCAGTTAGACAGATGTGGTGTAGCTTCCACAATATGCTAGACCAATCTGCACCATCGTCAGGCTCCTGAGTGTAGGTAGCCTCAAAACGAGTACCACGTAGCTGATTCTGATAGTGATACATAACCTGCTCGACAGTGGGAAGATCATCGTCTGTAGGGAGTGCAATATCTACTGGTTGCGTAGGAGCCAACAGCTTCTCAAACAGCAGCGGTGGTGCCTTGACTTCTGACGCATGACGTAGATGTATCAGTTGTGGAGGATCGTGCTTGTAGTTGTACGTCAGTGGTACACGTAGAAGTTGTACCATATCCCACCCTGATGTATCTGAGCCAGTGTGGTAAGCCAGCCTTCTACTGTATTCCTCAGCTTGTAAGGGGGCGATAGTAACTGACAAACGCCAATAAGCCTGCCAACGTCCCTCGCTACTCTCAACTGAGATAGGAGGCGTGAAGTTGTCTAACGACCCAGGATCAACGTTATCTAGGTCAGCCCACAGAAACGAGGATTCCAGGCAGTTTTCCTTCTTACGTTCACGTTTGTTTAGCAGCGACACGCAGAAATAGAGATTGCGCTTGTTCTCATTGACGAGAATAAACTTCTCAATCTCTCGCCAATCACCTGGCCACTCGAAGAACCTCTGTTTGAATGAAGCTCTTGGTGAAATCATTTCAGTAGTGGCTAAACACAAAAATCCCTGTTGATCTTCAAACAGAAGTTCAAAGAATTTTGCGCGAATCTCTGATTCACTGGGCTTCATAATAAAACAGGGAAGCTAGGAGGAGGGCACCTGTCTAACTTCCCTAATAGGCCCGGTAGGAGTCGAACCTACGACCGTCGCATTATGAGTGCGCTGCTCTAACCACTGAGCTACGGGCCTAACCAACCTGTTTACTCTCTCCCTACAGGATTTGTACCTCTATCTACGGATCAACCACCACGACACAAGTGTACGTACCGGGCTTCAATCCGTTAGCAGTTACAGTTGCATCCTCGACGTTCCCACTTGGGGAATCACCGATGTTTGCAGGAGTGCTGTCCTTACAAGTGATCTGACTCTTAGTGCCACCACTCGCTTCGGACTTCGCCTCAATAGTCAAGTCAGTCAGAGGCGTATCACTTGCAGCGAACGTTTCACCGATATACGGATCAGCCGCACAAGTGGTGTTGGTATCCACCGTGACCGAATGACCACTACTGTCATCAATGGAGTATCCAGCAGGTGCAGCAGTTTCCGTTACAGTGTAACTACCGAATACCAAACCATCAACACAGACGGTTCCATCAGCACCGGAGGTTACACTATTGGAATAGCTACCAGGGCCAGTAATAGAGAACGTGGCTCCTGCAAGCGCCGTACCCTTGCTAGAAGTCTTACTGATCTTGATAGCACCCAACTGCTGGTTATTGACATACGTACAGGTAATGTCATCACCAGGATTGATGTTAGCAGTAACCGTTCTACCGCTAGTGCTAGCATCAGCCGCAGCACCAGTACCCGTACAACTCACACTATCGAATGCGAATCCCGAAGGATCTGCACCTTCAGTGACAGTATAAGTACCAGTGTGGAGATTGTCATACACCTGCGTATTACCAGCCGAGTCACCACTGGAGTTACCTGCGTCATTCAAACTGAACGATGCACCATCCAATGCTGATCCTGCTGGCCCTGTACCAGTGTAAGTAAACGACTGGTCAAGTCCTCTAGGAGCAGTATGCTTGATGATCGTCAGCTTACCACAGTTGCTGAAGTGCAACGACACTGGTGCGATGAAGTCCTTAATCTCAGACGTAAACGAAGTCGAAGAACGTGACTTCACATACGCAGAGTTGAAGGACTCACAGGAGTTAGGTGGAATGATATTGGCACACGCCATATCAATCGCAGCCTCACCAAACTGTTGTGCGGGACGATTAACAGCAGGGTTGCCACCGAGATTCTCGGAAACCTGCGCTGCGTTAGTCTGACCCTCAGAACAGCTAGATGAGATAACTCCATCATTCGTCCAGCTACTACCATTCCAGTGGTACTTAGTCAGCGTCGGAGTATTCGATCCACCCTGGAATGCATAGTTAATGAGTAGATCGTTTACAGTACGAACAAGCAACTTCGGCCCTGGTGTAGTGAGATCAGGCTGTGCTTTCGCATTGATCTCAAAGTCGAAGTTTACCGTACCCGACTGATTCTCGCGTGACCATGCAAGATACAACATCTGATGACCATTAGCGAGAGTCTCGCCCGCGATTGCAAAGCGAGCTAGATCGGCCTTTGAGTTAGGAATAGAACCGGAGACAACGGTAGTTGCTACGTTATCTTCCTTTGCACCCTGACCAAAGGAGTTATCTGTAGTGCCTGTTGGCTTATCTACACCAACAGAAAGATTGGGCGCGTTTACCCAATCGTGATTGCCTGCTGTGTTCACCACGAGGTTTCCATCATTTCCCTCGAAGTTTGAACCAGTGAGATTAGCACTCGCACTAGTGACATAGAACACCACAGCAAATACCGCAACTGCTGTGATCGTTGCCAACGACAACCAACGTCGTTTACGCACAGTACCTCCTTGTGATCCCCCCTGGGATTGAGGTGTGATACTGGGCGAATTAAAATGGGCGCACTACTAAGCCGTGTCATTTAAGTATCCCGGCGTTAAAAGGAATACCCCACATCATCATCTTAGAGTACGCTGTCTCCTGCCGTGACAGCCTCACCAGCAGGCTTCACAGACTTGACAGGATTGTTATACTCACCTTCGATGATGTTACCCTGACGATCCTTCTTCGGCTCCTTGCCGATAGTCACGACACACGGAGCTTCGATGAAGTTATCGAAGTCAGGATCGAACGTCTTGCTTAGCACTTCTTCCTCAGGCACACCAAGAGCGATGAAGAAGCGAGCAAGCATACCCTTCATCTTAGCTGCCTTACCCTTGTCGTAATCCTTCGGAGGAATTACGAACTGTACCCACACACGACGGTTCTCGTATTCCTCATCAGTGATCTTAAACTGGCACTTAACGATCGGAGTACCAGCAGGCATCTTACCCTCACCACTGAGATTCTTTACTGCATCCATCGTGATTTCTACAACTTCTGCGTTGTAGCGTCCAGGCTCCAAAGGATCAAAGCCTTTCATATCAGCATCGCTGAGATTCAGCGGCCCTGACATCACTCACCTTCTTTCTTCTCGTCTTTAGTCTCAGGCTCTAGTTTCACGCCTTCTACGATGTCCCACATTGAAGTGAGACTTGGGTTCTCTAGTGAGTTACCGAGAACCTTTGTCCTATCTTTACCTAGGACACGATCCGAACCTACAACTTGTAGCGTTCGTGTTATATCACCTCCCCGATTTCGGGCACGATAGTAGCCCACAACGTCAAAGAAACCTGGGACTTCGCGCACAAGTTTGCCAGCAAAGCCCGGACGATACTTGTCAGGTTCGTTGTCCCGTTGATCTATACCCAAAGCACCTGTGCAAATGAAGTGGCATGGCAAGTCTTTGAAAGCGCGGGTGATGAGGCGGATATGATTTCTGACAATTCCCCACTCTCTAGGCGAGGGAACGTCAATATCAACACGATCCGGGTTACGGTTATACGCATCTTTCATCACCTTCCGCATATCAAGATCAGCTAGCTCAGTCAATGAATCAATGCCCATTGACTTCCACGGCAGTTTCCCGTTTTCTATGCTATGGTACAGCATATTGTATTTGTCCTCAACCTCAGAGATTGAGCGTACCTTGATGATGTCGATACCTGGCTTATCACGCAACGTCATCATGCCACCCTCAACGTCGAAGATAAGCATAGGTCGCAAACGCTCATCATCCTCTGCTGTACCAAGAAAATACGTCTTACCTACACCCGGTTCACCGTAGAGAAATATGTTCATCCACTCGACAATCTCCACAGGTGATGTAACTTGCAGTTTCGCACGTAGCTCGTCACTACCAGCATCTTTCACCTGTGCGGGTTTTCTAGTTCGAGCCGCTGTTGCCATTCGTTTCCTCCACTCTACCCGCAACTTGAACGTGGTATCCGTTGTCCACACAAATCTTTGAGAGTTGATACATAGCGTGTGGAGTGCAGAGAGCTATCCCGTTTACAGTATACATGGCTTTAGCGATGTTACTAGGACAGAACGTACAATAGCCAGGACGTGTGAGTACGCCAAGCGGCCCTTTGTGTTCAAGTGATTGCGTCGTCCTGTTCTGTATCGCTTTCAGGCGTTGTATCGTCTTGTCGTCCAGCGGCACTATCATCCCCTTCTTCCACTAGTTTACCATCCTCGTAGATTGGCACATCGCTGAATATCTTTCTTGATGTTGCTATCGCATCGGCGTGATTTTGATAGCCTTCTGAGCTAGACACAATCTCGTTGTTTCCAGCGATACGATGGAAATACCACAAACCTTCTACACCCCTGAAAATCTCCACTCTTTCACCAGTAGGCATTTACCTGTCCTTTGCGTGGTGGTAGTTGTTCTCTACGAGAAACTCCCAATCTTCGCCAGCCTCCATAGCCATGCAAGGTGGGCGGAATTGACAGTTGATGCAATCCCACGACTTTCTAAGATTGGGATATATCCTGATGTCAGGATTGAGCATATCAAGTGCTTCAAGATATATTCTCTCACCTGCCGATCGAAGTTGGTGCCTGTTACGACGGACGAGTTTACGTACAAAGAACTGCTCGTCTCCAACTTCTCTAACCCAATCGAAATATCCCTGGTGTTTCTCGTCAAGATCCATGTAAGATATGTCTGCGTCACGCATCCATTCCTGCAACATCTCAAACGTGGTCGATTCGTTGTTTCTATCGACACTGAACATACCTCCACGAACTGTCGTAGGAGGTTTTGGTGAAGCTTTACGAAGAACGTTGTAGATCAGTTCTTCCATAGGTTCACCCGCATGAGGCAAGTCATAGTAGGATGCTTCTATCTCAGCAGCCCACAAATACGTAGTAACTTGCTCGTCACTCTCTAGCTTCAAGTCAAGCTCGGAATCCATCTTGTCTGCGGTCTTATGATCTATCAAGCCAAGCCTACCATTAGGCTTAGCATAGAACGCATCAATACGACCGCGACTATGGACTTCCAACATCTTGCCATAGTTGGGTGACTGTTCTCTTACGTCTCTAGCTTTGAGGATACAGTCATTCTCGTAGTCCCATATAGGAACAGAGAAATCATGCTCGGCTACGATAACCTCGAAGCCGTCATACTCATTAGCGAAACGTTTGTAGTTCTCCAACATACCGATACCAAGCTCACGCATCTCAGTAAACTCATACTCGTCAGCATCGGGAAGTATCTCCTGCAAACCTCGCACCAGAAACACGTCCAATCCCGGCGCATTATCTGCGTCGGGCACCCTTATGGGTGATAGATCGTAAACCTTATCCAACCAATCAGCGGTAACTGTACCGCCCATCCATTGAATATCAAACCATGTCTTGAAAGCCTCTACAGGATCACGACGTAAGCCTGGAGTATACCAGCATTCCAGTCCGTAGTGAATACCTGTACCTAAAAAGAACGGGTGGTATACACCACCAACGTCAGCCTTAATAGTTAGGCTTTGTCTTGCTGGACTAGACCAATCCCACTTACGTCTACAAGCTTTGAATGTCGCCCTATCCGAGTTGTGAATAGGGATGACATCATACTTGCTAGGGATTTCTGGCGGAGTCCAGACTGGTGCTATTTCGGTGGAAATAAAAACTTCTCCCGTTCCTGCGATTTCCCGCTAATTGGCGGGACGTGAATGGACTACCCTATCACACGCGGGAAGCCGTGTCAAGCACTAGTTTTCTCAAAAGCTACGACTCTGCTAGGATCTGGTGAAACGGCATCAAGTAGAGCATGAGTAGCTTCGGCATCTGACTCATACGTACCGTACAAGTGCCAGCCAACGAATACCTGGAAATCAGTCTTACCAGTGATCGGATCGTAATGCGGCTGAGTATAGTTACCGCCCAACTTCATAGCTACGCCCTCCCTGCTAGCTTACGAAACATATTGCGCCACTTCTGCTCACTGTGAATTGCCGCCTTTAACATCTTACGTGCCAACGTATCGTTATGGCGCAACTTCCACAATGCAGCGATCGTGCCTTTAGCCTCGGGTGTTAGACCTGACGGCTTAACGTTTAATGGAGCCTGATTCGACACCGTACAGTAGCCTCATCTGTTTGTTAGCGGTTTCTTTGTCAGGCATACAACCGTGAATTTTACCAGTGTCAGTATTGACAACGGCATACGGTTTGCCTGCTGGACACTTGCTAGATTTCATTACCTTGTAAGGCATCATCACCGCCTTAACGATTATCGGGGGAGTAGCTGGCTAGGTGACTACTCCCCCGATTTTTTAGTTACTTACGAGTGCCCGCCGATAACACCAGATCCAAGCCGCAGTTTCTTTGTCATTCAACCACCCCCTCAACAAACACAATGGTTGGTAAGCTCAAGAAAGTATGCGCTAGGTTCTTTCTCGTTGGAATATCGAACAGAAGTCCAACCCCGCATAGTACCAGCAGGTTCCAATCTCACGACTAGTTTGACACCACGCGCTCCTGCACGTCGTCGCATAGACTGTAACGTACAGAAACTACACCTAGTCAGTTCACTCAAAGGAATCACTTTCCATCCATCTTGTGTAGGCTGCTACGTGTTCAGGATATACCTGACTGATGATCGTGCGGTTACGTTCATCAGCTTTAGCGATAAGCCTCAGAAGCTGTGCGCTAAAGTTACTACCACGACCAGCCATTATCTGAGCAACGTGCAATCTATCGTATTCAGACAGTTTACCAAAGATCACGAGTAATCTTCCATGTGTCGCTTGGCTACCATATCAGCCAGCTTCACGATCAGCCTGCCACCAAGCGAACCAGCAGCAACACTGATAGTTCTCTGACCTCTGCCACTTACGGCATAGAACAGTTGAATGGCGTGACGCCGATCGCGTGGAATGGTCAGATGTATGACATTGATGTCTTTGCCTACAACCTTACGATGTCGCATAGCAGGGTCAGGATACATTTTTCTCCCGTTTCTTTTGTTCTATCACTTCGATCAATCCTGTGCGGCGGTTATGTTGAAAGAGGCGCCAAGCAAGATAACGTGTAACTTCTCCACGATTATTGATGTTGCCTTTGAATCCATCATTGAGAACGAGAGTCTTAACCTCATGCCATTCTAGCATCCCTGACATGAAGTTAGCCTCATCTACGTTATCTTGCTTAGTCGCCATTTTGCAGCTCCGCATCGTCAGTCTCGTCAGCACCGAAGATTGACTTGAACCAGCTACCCTTCTCTTGCACCGTACCCAAGACACGATAGTCCACTGTGCCTTCTGCACGAATGTAGATTAGCTGTGATGCTCCGGTCTGACCAGGACGATAGATACGACCGATAGCCTGCTTGTTCTTAGCTGGCGACCAATCTTGATCTAGGAAGATAGCCCTGTGAGCCTTAGACAAGTTGATAGACTCACTACCAACCCCCAACGTACAGAGAAACACCTGATAGTCACCAGTCCACCACTTCTCATGCCATAGATCGTAACGCTGCGTCTCACTCATATCCGCAGTTAGATGCAGATACGTGATACCAGCTTTCTCCAATCGCTTCTTGAGCAACTGTAGTGGCTGCTTGAAGCAGGAGAATACGACCACTTGATCCTTACGCTCACTATCCCACTCTAGCGACTCGATGATTTCCATAGCCGCATCAAGCTTTGAGCTAGGCTCAGTTAGTTCGACTTCAATCACACGACGTTCTTCCTTATCAGACCACTCATCACGCAGAACCTTAGGAGTTGCCACACTGATCTGCCTCAGTCTAGTTAGCGCAGACAGAACAGTAGGACTATGCAACGGAACACCCTGAGCATCCAACGCAGACAGATACTTCACGATACCGTCATACATCTTCTGCTGTGCAGGGCTGAGACTTACAGGAACGACAGTCTCAATCGGTTCTGTAATGTCAGGGAAGCATTCAATCATCGTGCGACGAATGCCGACACGTCTGACAAGTGCCTTAAACTCATCTTCCTTGTCAGGCTTGATACCCACGATCTTCTTGTAACCTCCTACGAAGTCCTGTTCGCAGAAGTAATCGCGGAATGCCCAGTAACCAGTCCCACCCACGATTTCAGCATGAGGACTGTTCTTACGACCACTGTACGTGAAGTCAAGCAGACTCCAGATTTCAGCGGGATTGTTCACGAATCCAGTTCCAGTCATCACAAACTTGTGAGCAGACTTTAGCTTCTTGATGTTGCGAGTCCACTGACTGTCAGGATTCTTGATCCTGTGTGCCTCATCCACGAAGATAGCATCCCAATGCTTAGTCATCAGAATCTCGTTTAGTGGGTGAGTCATCTCATACGTACCATCTTCTTCACCAGTCTCAGGATCGACGTGCATCACGTTACGCATCATAGGCTTACCCTTACTGTCAAGCCTAGGCTCGCCATTCTCCCTAAAGACCTGTTCTTGAACAGGCTGTGGTAGACACTGACGATTGGTGAAGCAGTTGTAGTGAGCAAGCACTACAACCGGACGGAAGTAGAGAGGATCAGGAAGCTCAACCTTCTTGTTGTATCGGGTAATCACCTTACCACCCAATACCATCTGGAATCCTTTAGCTGTAGCAACGAACGTATCCCACTCAGGTAGGACTTCGTGCAACGACTCCAGATATGCTCCCTTACCAGTCTTAGTGGTAATCACCAAGACGCGAGGATTAGGGATATGCCTTAGCTTTGTCTCCCAAAGCCACTCAGCAGTAGTAGTTTTGAAAGTACCCATTTCATTCCATAGGGCACCTTCATCCTGCTCTGCCAGAATCCCAATGTCATTGATTTGGAACTCTGCCTTCTGAAACTTGCCAGAGGGCTTAGGCTTCAAGATTGGCTGTCTTGATAGACTTGCCTCCAACGTTCACCATCCAATCTCCCGTTAGGATATATGATTGTGTGTGGTACTTTACGCTTTCGCGCAAACCTGTACGTTGCCCAAGTACCTGAACGTAATACCTCAGTATCATTCTTTGGGCCAACTATGATATAATCGCTTGCTCGCACAATGTCCTGATTACGAACAGAGTAGGTCTGTGGTGTTTCCATTAGATCACCACGACATAACGCACGATGCTTACTCTGGACAGGTGGGAATATGCGAATCTTGTAGCCGATACCCTTAGCTACGTCGTGACAGATTGCATCCCAACCTTCACAATCACCATGTGCGAGCCAGCACTCACCCTTAGGAGAGTACCGATTGTAAATCTTTTGGAGTAGGACACCAAGTTGTCTAGCCTGTGCGGGTGTTATCTTCTGGACGCTTCGCGTACCAGTCACACCTACCGTTATTGCGACAACTCGCTTAGCACTATCGCTAGTGCTGTCGTCTTGGTGTGTCCTTTCTTCTGATACAGGTATATGTAGCGACGACTGTATTTCCTACACTCCTTTGTCTTACGACAAAACACAGACGCGCGTGGGCCGTGTTTGATAACACCGCCGCATACTACACACGTAGGTCTGTGCCCGTTTTTGGGATCAGCAAGAATGCTAATCGCTTGTGATACATTATCTGCTTGTCCCGTTACTATATAGTGTTCTAGCGAGTTAGCATTTATCGCTAGATACCCTACGTGTGGATTGTTAAAGACGACTGGCTTACTACAGTTCTCACACCAGCCTGTAAACTCGTCTAGTTGATCTACTGACGTACCACAGTTCGGACATACTTCCATCTGTGATAACTGTGGCGGGTAGGGGGAGCGCAAATGCCGCAGCTTCTGCGCTACTCCCCTAATCCGCCAGGGTCAGCATTTCGGTGGAAACGGGAGAAACCACCGAGCGCGACGAACTGATGGTAGCACAAAAGTTCGTCTGCGTCAAGGGGATATTCGTGACACTTTCACGACTTACGTTATCAGTGTCAAGTCTCCACCACCAACGAAGCTCACCATCAACGATAAGCTCCACAGGAATATAGCCACGATCGAATAGACTATCTACATAGTCCTCGCCCCAAGTGGCTATTTCCTTCTTTATGTATTCTTCTGCTGTCATATTAACAGCCCCCTTAGTAGAACGGTCATGTTATTGAGATACGCATTCTTCCTGATAAGAGGTAACGTAACTCATCCGGCCCGTTCTACACTTTATGGGTGTTGTGTCCCATACTGATACTCACTATTACTTAGGTTCCTATGCCTCATGGGGAGAATAGGAGAATAGTGAGTATCAGTATGAGAGTCACGCAGGTGCCCTACGTGACTCCCATACCTTAACTGAGTTAGATCACTCAGCCTCAGCACCGACAAGCTCGCGCACCATCGCGGAGTTGATGAGGAACACATCATCACCATCCACGATAACGTCGATCATATCGGCACCATCAGGAGCTTCCTTCTTATCCTTCGCATTCTCGAAGCCCTGCTTGATAGTCGTAGCCTTCTTATCCTTCAACTGAGGCCACGTTTCCTTCACGTCCACGCCGTTCTCACCAGACTCCAGAAGCTCTGCGAGAAAAGCAGTATACAGACCCTTCGTGCGCCGCTTGGCATAGATTGCGGCGATCTTATCACTATCGAGTGCCATGAACTTCCTTTCGTTTTTGTTGTCGTTGTGTGTTGCTTGTGGTTCTGTAGCTGGTTTGCTACTTGGCTTTCGTCTTTGACGTGCCAATCCTTCTTACCTCCCGTTCTAGTCGAGTTATACGTAACTCGAAGTCTTGCAATACCTTCGCTACGTCTAATCCTCCCTTCTCTAGCGACTCTCTCCAGGCTGCAAGAGACTTGACACGCCTCTCAACCTCTACCACCATTGTAGCAGACGAGGTGCGTTCTGTCAAGTGTTCCGGCGGGAGAAGATCACCCGCTGGCAATTCTCCCGTTATCTCGATTATGGTAGGTTGGTGTCTATTGCCAACTTGAATGATACGTACAACATCATACGCTAGCAGTAACCGTTTGATCCGCGTATAGCTTGCGTTACTCGCTCCCGTTTGTTTAAACAGGTCGCCGATCTTACCAGTGAATACCTGCTGACCATGCTCATTCATTTCGGACTGATCCCGCAGTAGCTCAAACATCATACGAGCCTGAGCAAGCCAAGCAGGTTCAGTTGCGTTAGCCACTTGCTTCTAGCGTAGTTTGGTCAGGGTTGCTAGCAAGCCAGCCGTCGAGGAAACAATAGCGACACATGAATACCCCGTTTACCTCGCTTACCATAATGCCGCTTTGTCGAGGATCTACACAGTTAGGATTCTCACAACGAAACAACTC